TTTCTGAAAATAGTGCCGACATAGTCGGCGCCGAAGTGTCGTCCCACCATGTTCATCAGACTGTTTTGCGCCGGCATGCCCGACGCGATCGGGAAGTTCATCACCGCGCAGCCCTCGGCCTTGGCGCACGCCATGGCGAGCCCGACCAGGCGGCGACCGAGATCGGTGCGCTTGAGCCTGGGCTCGACGAAGGTCTCGTCCATCACCGCAATCGGCTTGTTGGTGTAGGCACGATAGAGGTGATAGCTGCAGACCCCGACCAGCTCGCCGTCGTCGAGCGCCAGCACATGCGGCGCGTAGCCGGCGGGGATGGCGAACGTCAGATACTCCAGCGCACCCGGCCTGTTGAACGTCATGTGCTGCGCCCAGATGGTCAGCCCGAAGAACCGCTGCAGCAGATCGGCGATCTGCTCGACATCGGCAGCGTTCGCCAGCCGCAGCTCAATGTGCGGTGTGGAGGTCCGCTTCGCGCTGCTCAGATCGTGTCGCCCGATATTCATCCGCCAACCACCTGTAAGAGATAAAATCCTCGCCCGCGGTGCCGTAGCCGCGCAGCACCGCCTCCGGCTCGGCGCCGATCAGATCCATGAAACGCGCGACGTCGTCGCGGCTGGCGAGCGAAACCGCCTCGACGCGATGGAAGCCGGCCTGCAGCAAATAGGGCAGCACGAAGCGGCGGATCTGATGCAGCATCGGCAGCAATACTTTGCCCCACTGATCGGTGCCAAACGCAAAGCCGGCGCCGACGCCCGGTCGGGTCTGCACCATGCCCCACACCGCGATCGGGCCGAGCTCGTAGTCGAACGCGCAGAACGCAAACACCTTGTGCCGCGCCAGGACGTCGGGCAGCCGCGCCAGATCGGTGTCGGCGGCAGCCATCTCCAGCGCATCGAGCGGACGCAGATTGCCGAGCACGGCGCGGATCATGCCGCGGTCGGCGGTGGTGATGTCGATCGTCATTCATCCGCTCTCCGATATGGAGTAGTGAACCACCATGTTGGACAGCGTCTGTGGCCCCGGCGTCGCCGAGCGCAGCCGCAGCGACATGTGGGTCGAGTGCCCGTTGATCGGGAAGATCCCCTGCAGGAAGGTCGGCCCGTTGAACGAGCCGAGAAAATCCTCGGTCGCGGGATCCTCGACGTTGAAGGCGCCGTAGACGTCCCAGGGGGCACCGGCGCAGGTGGCATCGAGCCCGTTGAACGTCTTGAACGTCGCGACCTGGTCGCCGGCGTGAAAAGGGAAAACCAACTCCACGGGGCTGTCGTCGTAGACCGGGCCGACGTCGCTGGTGCCACCATAGGCATAGACCTGGTTCTTGTCGTCGCGCACGCAAATGCGATTGTTGAGCACGGCGGCGGCGGTGATGGTGAAGCCGGGGTCGTACTCCGACCAGGCGGTGATCTTTGGCCCAGGGAAGGCTGACAGGATGTAGATCCGGTCCGGCATGATGATCCAGAACCGGCCCGTCACCGGCTGCAGGATGGCGATCGTGCCGCTCATCCAGTCCTCGCCCTTGGAGCGGAACAGATCCTGGATCACCGGATCGAGCGGAGAGCCGATGTCGGACACCGCGGCGGCAAGCGAGGCGTTGCGGGCACGCAGCGAACGGATCCCGGAGGCCGCCACATACATCACGTCGCCGCTGCCATACTGCAGCACGCTGCGCCAGGCCATGGTGCCGGCTTGCCGCAGCGTCTGCTGGTAGGTGTTCTTGAGCGGATCCGGATCCATCAGCCAGAGCTGGGTCGCGGTTTTGCTCATGATGGCGAGGTTGTTGTAGTAGACCTCCAGCGCAATGCAGTCGGTCATGTCGCTGTCCTCCAGCGACAGGTCGATCGATCCAGAGCCGGTGCCGGTCCAGTCGGCGGCGTTGCCGACCGCACAGAAATACAAGACCGAGCCGGAGACCGTGTAGATCTTGGTCTTGTAGGTGCGGCAGTAGAAGCCATTGGCGGCCGGCACGCTGATGCCGTCATAGAACCGCATCACGGTGCCGGCTGAGTCGGTCCACAGGATGCAGAATACCTTGGAGTCGAACAGGTCGTAGTCGATGATTTCAAAAATGATCGGCGTCGCCTGGCCGAGCACACCGACGGTCCAGGGGTCGACCGGCACCTCGGCGAGGCCTGGCGGCTCGGTCTTGTAGGGACCGTTGGGGCCAAATGTGTACAGCTTCTGGTTCAGCGCGACCAACCCCTTGGTGGTGGGGTCGCAGCTCCAGAACGGCACGAACGCCATCCGCTTCTCGATCTCGCCGCCGGGCGTGATGTGGCAATTGATCATCGATCGCAGCGTGCCGGCCGGCGCCGTTAGCTCCGAGCGCCTGAGATCGAGGCCGGCCGCGAAATCGGTGATGGTGAAATACGGCATGCCGTCACCACGGGATGTAGTCGAGATAAGGAACGCGCCGGCCGCCCTTGTCGGGATCGTGGCCGAAGCGCCGCGATCCACCCATGTTGTAGTTCTGTCGCTTGTCGGCGCCCTGGTCGGCCAGCAACCGGCGCAGATAGTTTTGCGCCTTGGTCAGTTTCATCGGTGCGCCTTCGCTCTTCTGCACCGCCATCACCTCGGCCGCGGCGAACAGCACGATCGCCTTGCTATCGATGATGCAGGTGTCGGTGTCGGAGATCAGCGGGTTGAGCGGCGCCTGGCCCTCGACGCGCAGCGTCATGGTGTCGCTCTGCGGCGTCGGTGTCAGCTGAAATTGCCCGACCGGGTTGGTGATCGGGGTCGGACCCGTGGTGTCGACGGTGATGACGTTGTGCCAGCGCACCGGATTGCCGACGATCGCCCCGCTCTCCTTGATCATCCACGGCTTGATGCCGTAGGTGAGCTGCTGCCACTGCGCGTCAGGGCTGGTCGTCAGGTAGATGTGCAGGATCTGGTCGAAGGCGAGCTCTTTCGGGTAGCTGTAGAGCGACTGCCCCGCGGCGATCGGCATGTCCTTCCAGATCCGCAGGTGCTGCCAATTGTAGGCGTCCCACAATTCGCGCTGCTGCCGCGCCAGCACGATGTCGAGCGTTGCCTGCGCTTGGGTACCCTGCGCCGGGTTGAGCGAGGTGCCGGTTTCGGCGCGCAGCTCACGACGCAGATCGACCAGCTGCACGCCGAGCGGCATTTAGGCCTCCTTCGGCGTTTCGACCGGAGGCGATGGCGGACGATGCCGGCCCGGCTTGAACACCGGCCCTGCCGTCACCGCTGCTTTCGCGGTCTCGTCGTCGTCCTCTTCATCGTCATCACCGTTCTTCGGCGCGTGGACCTTGGTCGAGACCTTGCCTTCGCTGTAGGCCGGCAGATCTTCGTCGCCGGTCATCAGCAATTCCATCCGCGGCGTCCGCCCAGGGAAGCAGGCCTCGACGACGCGACGGCCGTATAGCCCGATCAGGCGATCCTTCTCCTGGCCGATCCAGACCTCGCCGATTGAGATCGGGACGATGTCCATGATGTTCTCGTCGCCGTGCAGCGCCATCAGGATCTGCACCTCCGGCCAGCTCACCGGGTTGTGCTGGTCATAGATGACGATGTGGCAATTCTGGCCGGAGAGGTTGATCCGGCATGTGCAGTAGTGAACTTTGTTAGCCATCGATTGTCCTTTGCTGTGGTCCGGAGCGCGGCGGGAGGTTGTTCGACAGCGAGCCGCGCCCCGGTTTCCGATCAGGCAATATCGATCACGACGGCTGAGTTGAGCCGTCGCGCGCAAAGTTGCCCGGTCGAGGTGAGTGATCGGTACAGGACATATTTGTCCGGCGTCCGATCGGGAGAGTGCTGGTGGCGCCATTCGTCTTGCATCGCCACCAGGTAGATGTCGCGGCTGTCGTACCAGTAGCAACGCTTCGCCTTGCCGAGCGCATCCAGCGTCGGGTCATACTCAAAGTCAGTCCCCATGTAGGAGATCTGACCGACCGAGATGTCCTTGCCGCCGGAGAAGCCGGTCATCGAGTAGTTGCCGTTGGCGCGCAGTTCGGTTTCCAGAGCCGAGAGCCAGGACGATCCGCAGAACGCCGTGTTCGGCTTGCCACCGTAGCGGGTGAGTTGCCGATATTCGTTCTGCAGCAGCGTGCACAACGCGCCGCCATTGGTGGTGGCGGACGTGATCGGACCACCGCCCCAGGCAGCGAGCGCCGGCGTGCCGGTGACCGCGGTACCCATGGCAGAGGTGTAGGCTCGGTTGCGCCACCAGGTTTTCGCCGCCCGATCGAGGCCGGCAACCGTGCCGGTCGACGGGTTGTCGGTGATCAACGCTGCCATGCCGGCGAGCGCCTTCGGGTCAGCGGTGCCGTTGGTCCACAGCAGGTTGTTCATGCCGCGGGCATATTGCTCGCTAAGATCCTGCAGTGCGTCGTCGAGGATGCCGACCAGGACGGTGTCGTCGCGGCCGGAATGCTCTGTGGTGCGGTTCTCGTCAGGGTCGCTGTCGACAACCGTGATGCCGTCGCTCTTGAGCTCGGTGTGCGTCAGCATGATGCCGAGATGCATTTCCTTCCAGGGGAAAATCGCCTGGGTGAGGTTTGCCGGCGTGTAGTAAGTGACGGTGTCGGACTGCTCGTAACCAACCAGCTGGTCGGCTGTGCCAGGGGCGGCGGTGTTACCAAAGTCGCCCTTCACGCTGATGATGATGTTCCCCTTGCCGCCGGGGAACGTCTTTTTCTTCGACTCCATTGCGGCGAGTAGCGGTTTTTCTTGGATCGCCTCTTGGAATGCTTTCCCCTTATTTAACCACCAGTCCAATGCGGCGGTCGGAATATGGTTGAGCAGCGGTGCGGTGTAGGTAGGCATTGGTCGCCTCTATGGATCAGAGGCGTGCGCTTTCCCGTGCTTGCTTGACTGCATCGAGCAAGGATTTCGGCTCCGGCGTCACGCCTGCGGTGCGTCCAGTGCTGCTCGGGGTTCTCGATGTCGGGCGTCTCTGAGGCGCCCAGGAGCGGAAACGCTCGTTCACACGCCGATACGCTTCTTTGGCGATCGCGATGGCGTGATCAGGTGACTGCGGTGGGCCTTGTTCGCGCACCACAGCCCACATCGTGTCCTGCACAGCGGGTTGCTTCGCCGCATAGTCCGGATCCGTCCGCCTGATTTCGTTTTCCCAAGAGTTGACGGTGTCAGTCACTTGGCGGGCCAAATTTTCGCGCTGCTGTTGCTGCTGCTGGGTCGCCGACGTCTGCGCATATTGCTGGAACGCAGCCTGTTGCCGCGCGGCGTTGGTTTGAGCCATCGCCCGGTCCATCCGCTCTTTCGAGTGGATCGCCGCCGCCTGCGTCGTCATGTGACCCTGCTGGACCGCCTGCTGGAGATCCCCAGGCAGCGAGACGCCGAGATATTCTTCCGCCAGTTTCATGTAAGGCTTGACGCCCTCATAGAACGTGCGGAAATCACCCCGGCGCATCGCACTTGCCAGTTCCAGCGTCATCAAAAAGTCGTCGCGACTGATGTCGTTGTCGCGCAGATATTTGGTGACCTGGTCAGCTGCTTGAGCACTCGGCTCGATCGCCTTCAGTCGCTGCACCTCGCCAGTCAATTTCGAACGCTGGTTGGTTAGCTTCTTGATGCGACGCTTTGCCGTTTGCGAATATTTGGCCAGCTCTTCGGCGGTGACCTCTTCCGGTAGCTCCGGGTCATCGTCTCCTGCGGCCTTGTCCTTTGCGACTTGAGTTGGCGAGGCTCCTGGACCATCGTCCGCCTCCTCTTTGGCCTGGCGCAGCTCGGGGACTGCGCGCTGTACGGCCTCTAGGAGACTTTCTTTGGTTTCGCCGGGGGATTGTTCTGCGCTGGGCGATTGCGCGTGATCCGCCGCTGCACTTGGCGAGGGTGCTGTTTCGCCGGGTGACGGTGATGTTGGCTCGGACGCAAGCTGCGGCTCGTCAGCCATAGGCTAACTCTCCGAGCATCCACCACAATCCTTCGGCTGTGACCCTTACGCCGAAAAACTGCGCCCGCACAGTTGAGGAAATCTTAGCCCGGCATCGGTGGTGCACCTGGCGTCGGATGTGGTCGCGGCGGCGGCGCACCTGACAGCTGTCCGGAAGCATCCGGCGGCCCACCAGGTGGCTGCATCGGCGGCCCGCCGGCGTGCATCGCGCCTTGCGGCCCCTGTGCAGCACCAGGCCCGGCGCCGGCGCCAGGCATCGTTGGACCTGGAGGACCACCGGGTCCACCACCTTGCGCCATGCCGTTCATCGCGACGATCGACGGCAGCGCGCTCTTGAATGCTTGCGTGAGATCAAGCCGATCGTCGAGCCGCCGCAGCACGTCCTTGGCCAGGAACTCAGGATCGATGCCCGGCAGCTGGATCAACAGCGGATAGAGCCGCTGCGCGTTCGCAATGTCCTGCTGCTGGTTCGGCCGGCCCATCGAGCCGGCCTCGATCTCCAACAGGATCTCGTTGGCGATGTCCTGGGCGTCGGCATTGGCCGGCCACACCGCACCCTGGCCGACAATCTTCTTGACCCGCTC